CTGTGTCTGTGAGTATCTTTTATCTATGTAATTTTGCAATGTTTCTTTTGCTATTTCCACTTTATCCATATTGATGTCCTCTCAGGAAATTACGCATCATGGATTCTCTCCAGTCTGGCTTATGATCAGCACATTCATCATCATCTTCCACCAGGATCCCTTTGCGGTCGCAAAGGCCGTCATCATTGTCTTTACAGGTCTTACATGTCTTATCTTCCATACACATTCTCCTTATAAATAGCTCTTTCCGAATATTTCTATGAACTGCTGCCGGCTGTGCGTCCTCTCATACTCTTGCTGCCCGATCCGGTGCAACAGCCTCATTGTTTCCGGGCAGTTGTGCACTGCCAGCGGTCCCATTGTGTGGTGATCCAGGCAGAGCCATACCTTCATCCCAGTTTCTTCGGAATGTTTCCGGTTGGGTCCTCCAAATATATGATGCTCATCTATAAACAGATGTTTCTTGTAATTCCCGTCCAGGAGCATGCAGAGATAGCATGTCCCATTTTTCTCATGCAGAAGACTTTTGGGATGTTTCATTCTCTTCTTCTTTTTCTTTTGTGTCTTTGGAAAAATCAATCCTGACTGATCCATGTTCCGCTCCTTTCCGGAGGAGGCTATACAGGCACCTCCTCCTGTGTGAGATATATGTGATTTTAGATAGCACCCGTTACTTTAATTGCCAAAATGCAATATCCATCTTCCAGACCGGTATAATCTTCAAGTATGTATGTGATCTCTGTCTGGATGTTCCTGCCTGTATGCCTGCCTTCTTTGAATTCCATAAGGTCCAGGCTGTCTCCTACGTGAAAATTGTCATTCTTGCAGAACCAGAAAGACATCTTTCCAGAAAGAACATCATCGTAATATGATGCCGCCATCCTGAGCTGCTTCGTCTTCTTTGGCTCATCTGATGGAAGATGTTCCATTTTCTCCTGGTCTTCCTGCTCCTGAAGTTTCTTCTTTGTTTCTCGGTCAATCCTTGCCTGCTGCTTGTTATATTTCTGTTCCTCATTTTTTTGCGCCGGCGCAATTTCCGGTTCTGGCATATATTCCGGATGGTTCTGGATTCTGTCCTGTCCCGGTATCTGGTCTTCCTGCTCCTGGAGCTGTTCTGTCTGTTCGATTTTGTTGGACTCAACAGCTTCACCGAAGCAAGTCTCCCAAGCACGGTCTCCTGCTGCCCCTTCGAAGATCTGTCTTGTCCGGTCGGCAAATTCCTGGTATGTCATCTTTACCGGATCATCACCAAACACTTTTACAAGGATTTCTGTGTCCATGCCATAGAACATTAGGAATACAGTTCCTTTCCGGTAACTCCTGCTGCCAGATGGGGATATCATTTCTGCAAGATCTCTCATTTCCATGTCGGATCCAAAGAATGTATTCATGGCATCCCGGTTGTCATGCCAGAATTCGTATATGGTCGCCTGTATCTTTTCTTCTGTTGTCTGTGCATTCTTCCAGTCCAGAAGATTGTCCGGATTTGATTCATTTTCCCTGTTGAACCGGTTCAGCTCACGGATATCTTCTTTGTGTGCTTCCGGCCGGATCATCTCGTGATCTTCTTCTGGGATCTGCAGCATCTCTTCCAGCTGTGATCGGTTGTAATCTTTATACTCATCCCTCAGTTCCGGAGTATCACCGGGCACGGAATATTTTTCATATACACGGATGAACCGGCTTGTCCCTGTTGCACTCATGCCATATTCCGCTTTGGCAAATTCTGCGATGGTATTGTAACCATCGTTTTTGTATGCTCCGGATTTATCTATTCGGCTCAGCTGCCATCCGATCCGGGCAAAGCTCTTTACGATTGTTCCCAGATTGTTTTTGATATCATTTTTGCACTGTATGTAATCATCCAGGCTCAGCTGCATGTATTCCATTGTGTTCTCCCTTCCTTTTATGCTGTCTGTTTCTGTATTCTCTTTTTATTCCTTAACTGCTCTGTATAGTTATCCAGCCATTCCTTCATGTTTTTCTTATCCGGTTTGCAGTCCTTGTTTCCGTACCATTGCAGGATGCGATTTCTTCTTGATTCGATCTCCACTGTGATATATGGCTCTTCCGGAGCAATCTTAAAGCGTAACATCAGGATATAGCTCTCGCCCTCATTGTGTTTCCGCAGGTATTTATCACCGCCGACACAATGGTGAAGAGTCCTGCCTTCCATCACGATCTCCGATGCCGACCGTGCCGGACGGATGATATAACTGTCGTCCTCGAAAAGATATTCGTTCCTGAGCTTCCTATATTCTGACCGGATGTTCGGAAATCTCCGTTCTGCTTCTTTAAGCCGCTTATCCGCTTTATCCTTGTTTGCTTCTGCTACCATCCTGTCATGTGCATCCTTTAAGTCTCTCGGGAACTGGTATACTGTATTGTTCAGGTCGTAACCAAGACTCAGCCGCATTTCAAGATAATCCATGTAAGTGTGCGCAGTCTGTTTCAATTGTTCGCTTGACATGCCGCACAATGTCCCATACTGGCATCCTGCATACTTTGCAATATGGTTTAATAGCTTCTGCAGGTTTATATATCTGGTTGCCATCTCGATCTGTCCGCCTGTCAGTTCCAGTTCGGCCAGCTTTTCAATCTGCTCCTCCGTCCATATCCTCTGCAGTCTTTTCTCTGCTTTCATGATCTGCAGCATATGGATATTCCCTTTTGTATGGATCAGCTGTTTTACACGTTCTTTTCGTATTCCCAGAAAATCATCTGGCCGTGTAGCGTCCTGGTCAGTTACAATCCCATATCTGCAGTTGACCAGTTCTGTGACCACATCGGTTAATCCCATCTTAGTCAGCATTTCAATCTGCGGTGTCTCCATGTATCTTTGCAGGTACATCCTTGGATCTGTCTTTCTGACTGCTGCCGCGTATTCTTTCAGTGCACAGTATTGATATGCTGTTCCCTGCAGTTCCTGGTATGTCTCTGACAAGATCGGTGCAGGATGTATCGTGAGATTGGCATTTCCATACAGATTACAGTCATCCCAGTAATCTTCTCCGGAACACCAGCTATGCTTATGGAAATCTGTCTGTGTATTTTCTCCCGGTGCCAGATATGTCCTTGCAACCTCCACGCCTGACATTTCTTCGTAGGCACCATGCATCTCATCACCATTTTCCCCCGCCAGAATCTCCAGAGTCCATTTTTTGGAGACTTCCAGGTACCGCATGACTATGCCTTTTTCTTTGTATTTCTGTCCAAGAAAAAGATGGATTTTCCTTTCATGGCTGCCTTTTACTTTTCCCTGACACTTATAGATTCCGGAAGCTCCACACAATTTGCATCTTCCTATGTTTCCTTCTCTCGGTTCTTCCACCCGTCCCATAAACTGGCTTTCGTAGGATTCTCCGGGTTTCCATCTCGCATCGGTTACCCCGCCGCATTTACTACATGCGATCTGTACCATGCTTCCCCGTTTCTTGTAGTACAGGTAATGCTTGTTCCTGAAATATACATCATCTGCTGTTTTAAGGATTTTTTTCTCCGGCAGGGGCTTTGTATTCCTGATCCTTTCTTTCAATGCCTGCTGCCGACGTTCATATTTTCTTTCTTCAATCTTTCTCCGGGCAGTGATCGTGATATCATCCTGTTTTTTCATGATATAGTCCCACCACCTATCTTCGTCCCATGCCCTGGTTTTACAGAAATTTTTTATCCGGCGCATATCATCTTCACTTTGGAGGACGTTCTTCTTTTTCTGGTTCTCCCATGTATCTCGGCTTTCCTCAGGCAGTGTCCAGATCAGTCTTCCACAGCCACCGTCCGTCTTAATCTTCTGTTTTGACCAGCTTTCATCTTTTGGAAAATATGTACCAAAATCCTTTTTCGTGATCACGATCCGGACCAGCGGAGTTTCCATTGATGTCTTTTTGTTCTGGTATACTTCCAGAAACAGGTGCTTCTCATGCCCGATTACCTTAACTGCCGTCACCCCGACATATTTCACATCTTTTTTACAGATTACGGAGGGCAGTTTCAGATATGGGATCTTCTCTATCGCCTTTTTCTTCATCTGCTGCCTCCCAGGTAATACTCCCTGATCATTTTCTTTGCTTCTGCCATTCCTGGAATACCGAAATCTACCCTGCTGGCACTGATCTTTGCCGCTTTAACGATTTCTTTCGCCACAGCAGTTCTGTTATTAAAAGAATATTTCAGCAGGACCGCCATGCATTCCTGTAGGGATTTTCCATGCTTCCGGACCTGATGAGCGATCATCACCTCTTCCATGCACAGGCCTTTTATATACTCCACCCAGTCAAGCATGAGTCCATTCAGTTTCAGCCTTGCTGCCTCAACGTCCAGTTTTCCTAAAGCAGCTGTAGTGGAATCGCATAATTCTGGAATCGCTCCTTCCAGGTACATCTCTACAAAATCATCTGGGATCCCATTTTCTTTTGCCATCACACGCAGACTGTCAATATCCCCTTCATTGAACAGATTCTCTGCAAGTTCATTTATCTCTTTATAGCTGTCCATTTCTCCAAATTTATCAAACATACATATCTCCCTCTTATCTACAATTTTCAATCGGTGACAATTTGTCACCGATTCAATCCCTGTTTTCCCACATTTCTTTCAAGTAGACCGTGCTTTTGCACTTTTTTATCCGCATTTTTCAACCAGGGTACAAGTTGTACCCCGTTTTTCCCTATTTCTTTCAAGTAGAGCCTGTCTCAGAATACGGAAGCATGGACTCAACTTTGAACCGGATTGCATGCGGTTGTACAAGTCTCTCCAGTTGCTGCCACAGATCTGCATTCTTAAGCTCCTGACCGTTTCCCCTTTTCCATCCATCAGATTTCCATACCGCCATCTTTCCATGTCCATTCGCCAGATAATGGCTGTCTGTATGGATTGTGATCATCGCCGGCCGGATCATCCTCTGCAGTGCTGCAACTGCACATTCCATCACAAGCTGATGTCCTGTCACATCCTGTACGTCAGTCTTCTTCTCCAGTATTTTCCCCTGGCACACCAGGATATACCGGTACCAGGCTTTCCTCAGCTTTGGAGCATGCGAGGATGTGATCAGAAATATATGTACCTCCTGCATCTTTAAATCCTCCTTTTCAACTGCACTTTTCTTTTTGGCTCCGGAAATCTCGCCATCGTATATCTACGATACTTAAAGCCTGTCACCTGGTTGATTCCCTCGTGAATGGATATGATGTAATAACCTTTTCTTGGCTTCACTTCATTCTTCCATCTCACCAGTTTATCTACGTGAGGTTTTTTCAACGGCATGTTGCGACTGGTGTTGTAACTGGTTTCCTTCAAACGCGGCTTCGCCGGAGCGCCGTCCTTCTTTATTTCCTTTGTATGCTCATCTTTTGTCATGTAAGCAGCAAGCTTTGAAAAATCCTCATCGTATACTTTAGGCTCATTCCTGATCTCAACTGCATAGATCCCGCCTTTTTTCCATGCCTTCTGCATGATACTGGCAGTATCTCCAATCTCGTTCACCACAAAGTGGATATGCCATGCTCCTTTTGTGCCTCTTTCAATATTTCGGATCCAGAACAATTCCCTGTTTCGTTTCTTATACTCTATCCGAACGATCCGTATTGCCTTCTGAAAATCTTTCAATGCTGTTTTCATATCAGGTGGTCTGTTTGCCTGACTATACGTCCATGTACCAAAGCAATCGCCAACATTGAAATATTCCAACAGCTTATGCCTGCATCTCTTCACTTTGTTATTTATATTCACCAGACGCATCTGCTCTTCTGTAGGCTTTTTCTTTTTTATCCGTTTCTGTCCGGGAGCTCCATAATTGCCATCATGATTCTCTTCTATCTCAATGATCTTTCCATTCCGGAATCTGTACTCTTTTCTTCTGGTAGCCATAGTCTTATGTCCTAACTTTAATATCTTTATCAAGTACTATACGGGGCTGTTCCCCCCGTGAAAAAAGTCAAATAAAAACAGGATCTCTCCTGCAAGCTATTGACGTTATGTCCTCCGGATGGTAATATGTATATAGTAGGTTTTGTCCGGAGGACATGATTTTTTTGGTCTGTACATTGCAGTGTACAGATCATTTTTTTATGCCTTTATGCATTGATATAAGTTCTCTCAGTTCTTCTGGCGTCCCAAGATCTTCATAAGCTCCAAGAAGATTAGCAACTTCGCCAAATACCGTAAGCTCTTCCTGCTGCCATTCCAGCCTTAATGTTTTCTGTGTGCTCATCGGGATCCTGTACGAACCATTTGGATTCTTTCTTGTTAGTCTCATTCTTTTTTCCTTTAATCAACAATTTCTCCATACATGCCACCGTTTGGCTATGTACACTGCTACGATCAGTGCTAGTGCTCCGGCAAGCTGTTCGCCTGCATTGTTCCAGATCCAAAATGGAAGATAGCTTGCACATCCTCCGATCAAGATGGAATCTATTAAATCTTTCATGCTTGTCCCCCCTGCCGCCCTTATCCGGCAGCTCTCTTCTCATAGTTCATTGCCTGTAATGCGTTTTCCACACGTTCTCGGATAATTTCAGATGCTTTTGCACCTGATACCTCCTCTTTTACACCATTAACCTGTATTCTGGTGATAAACTCTATCTTCTTCACGGCCTCACCTCCCTGTGATATGGTATGAAATTCTTATGATTATGGTTACTCATCAAGTTTTCTCGATATCTGTCGAATCATCTTGTGCATATTGTTTTTTATGTTCTCAGCTCTTATACTTTATTCACAGGGCACTGCCATGCCTGAGTCTAAAGAAAGGAGGTATGATCCATGGGTGTTAATGAATCTGCAAAATATCAGCTTGCAAAAACATTTACAGAACTCGCTATTCAGAACGACTTAATTGATAAGCGTGCGACTGCAACTGCAACAGCTGAAGAAGTTACAAATTTCTTTAATACGATTGTAAAAACAATCAACAAACCCACAGAAGAATAATTAATTAACTTCAAGCCCAGCCCTGGCGGATATCAGTTTCGCCAGGGCTTCTACCATGTGCGAAATGTTTTTATCCTCATCAAAAGAATCTTCTTTAATTTTTTCCTGGATTCTATTACATACAGCCACGATAGTCTCATCGACCTTGTCTTTCACCCTCACTCTCTCACCCCCTTACGCTGATTCCTTGTTGTCTGAATCGGTTGCAAACAGCATTGACTTTTCATATTCGTTCTCCTATCCTTGTTTTACAGGGCACTGCCATGCCTGAATATTTACCAAGGAGGTTTCTATGAAAAACGATCAAAAAAATAACCCTTTCTTAAATCCAGAACTACAAAACTTGCAAAATTCTTTAAATCAAATTAAGCGTGCTTATTCTGGATATTCCCAAATTATTCTTCCACCTGACTCATTGTCTTCTCGTATACATCAGCTGCAGGAAGAAATAGTAAAACCCTATAGACAAATTTTTCAGTTATACACGCCCACCATGGTTGCCTCGTTAACAGACTCTCTCTCCAAAATGTCTGAAATTATGACTGCCACTGTTCGAGAAAATATAACTACTGGTGTATATAACAATTTAAATGAGTCTTTAAAGCAATCATTGTCTCTTCTGGAACTTCAAAACCAATTTTTGAGTGTGCCTCCTGAATTACTTTTCCATTCAGATTTCTCCAATTACTCAAAAGATCTCGGTGGATTATCAGAAGACGATTTTGTAATTGTTGACGACACTACTGTTAAAACTTATGAGCTACCCGATTCTGTATATATTCCTATTGGTAACAGCAGAATAAAAATGCCTACAGCTTTCTTGCTGGAACTCATCGGTTTTATCGTTACCACAATTCTTTCAATTTCCATTGCCATTGCTCAATCTGCTTCATCAAAAGAAGATCAAAACGATTTGATACGCATAGAAGAATCTCAGCTTGAACTACAGCGCTCTCAAAATGAAATGTTACAGCAGCTACTGCACAATATAGATGCCTCATCCTCTAGCAAAGCCGAAACGATCAAAGAATTGAAAGAAACTGTCGAAGAGCTGAATAAACAGTATTCACAGACTCAAGACACATGCTCACCTGTTGAAGCAGGTAATGATAATTCTGAATCAAACGAAGACACTGACATCCAAAAATAACGGTAAACACAATCGTTGATATCTGCGTAAGCATTAAACTGGTTTTTAACCTGCATATTTGCCTACGCAGATTTTCAATTTCTTCTTTTTCTCCCATCTCTCTCACCTCCTTACGCTGATTCCTTCTGATCTAATAATATCGCCATGTTTTTATGTATAAAATCATTATTTGGCGCTTGCAACACAATATATCGTTGTGCAGAACGCATTTTCGTACTATATATTGACGCACAAATATTTTTATAGTACCATTCTATTAGAACGTTCGAAAATCTAATAGAAAGGTGGTGTTTACCAATGAATATGATTCCTGTATCATCTTCTAATATTTCAAGTATTGGATACCAGAGCGGAACTCTGTACGTTTCTTTCCATAGCGGTGGATTATACGCGTACTCAGGAGTACCGGAATCTATTTATCGTGAGCTTATGTCTGCATCTTCTCATGGAAAATATTTAGCATCTCAGATAAAAGGCAGATATCCATACAAACGTATAGGTTAATCAATAATGATCAGAATCACTGCCGGACCATTGACGGATAACTTCTTATCCTGATGCGGTTCGGCATATTCTGTTTTTACACCTTCTCTTTCTTTCAGCTCTTCTACTAATTCTTTTGTAGAAATTTTTTCAAGCATCTCTACTACGCTCCTTTCTCTATTCCAAAAAGGTAATTTATTTCTACTCCCAGAGCTTTTGCGATTCTTGGAATGTCGCATGCTTTAATTAAGCGTCTGCCATTAAGCATGTCACTTAATTCCTGTGGTGTATAACCAGCATTTTCTGCAACATACAAATTTTTTAAACCTTTTTGAGCTATGATGATTTTTAATCCATTTGATAAAGGTTCATTTGCTTCGGCAATAGTCATTCTGGTATTCCTCCTTTCTGTACCTGTTTTTCTGGTATATCTGCATATTATATCAGTTTTTCTGGTTTGTCAATATGTTTTTATCAGTTTTTCTGGTTTTTTATTGACTGTACCATTTTTTTGTAGTAATATCTCAATATAAGGAGGTAGGACGATGAGTTTTGGAAGTAGATTAAGAGACAAGCGTAAAGAACTGGGGATTACACAACCAGCTTTAGCAGAAAAGTTGGGTGTTAGTCAAAGCGCTATTGGAAGCTGGGAAACAGATGTTAATTCCCCTCGCGCAACTCTTTTGTATGATTTGTTTGATATTTTACATTGTGACGCAAATTACCTTTTTCAAGATGAGACTAAACAGTTATATAAAAATGAAGCGTCCCCGGAAGAATTTGAAAATATAATAAAAAAATACCGTGAACTTGATGATCACGGTAAAGATATGGTAGATACTGTTCTGCAGAAAGAATTTGATCGTATTGCTGATATACAGAACGCAGAAGCTAAAGTTGAAATTATCGATGTTAATATGGATGATATAAAGTCGAAGTCTTCTGTAGCTGACGCATACGTTGACGATGGATCCAGTAATATAATTGATGTTAATCTCGACAAAACTACGCGCCAGTTCGATACTATTGCAGCTCATCACGAAGGCGATTGCTACACAGATGCCGAACAGGAAGAAATTCACAAATTTAAAGAATCAGTAAAAAATAAGAGGAAATAGTGGCAGATATGCCAGATGTACATTGACAATATAATATATTTACCCAGGGAACTGTTGGTCAAGCATCTACTGGTCAATGGTTCTCTGAATAAATATATTATATGTCGCCCTAAAATGTTTTTCGAACCAACATAGTATTTTACATAAGTTCAGAAAGGAGATCTTTATTATGATGTATCCATTTATGACACTCAATGATGATACAGAAATCACGCATTCTGAAATGAATTCAGATGGAAAAGTAAAAGTTTATATCGAAACTCCAGATGAAAAATATTGTTTTAAACATGCCACTTGTTGGCTTCCTGCTTATGAATGGGAAGATATCTTCCAATATTCAGATGAAGAGATTGCCCGATTTGATGAGATCATTCACTCTATGGCCCATCTGATCATGGAGTTCTCGCAGGAAGGAGGCTTCGACAATGCCTCAAATTTTTAGAATTGGTGAATACTGGATTTATTTCTGGACTAATGAAAATCAACCACTTGAGCCTGTTCACATACATGTTGCTAAGGGTGCTCCAACTGCAAATGCCACTAAAATATGGATAACCAGCACGGGACACTGCTTGCTTTGCAATAACAATTCTCGCATTCCTAATCATACTCTTCGAAATATAATGCGTATGATTGAGGCGCGGCACGATGATGTAATCCGTGCATGGCTTAAATATTTTGGTGAAATACGTTACTTTTGTTAAATTATGGTTGTACGGATTTATGTACTTCCAAAATGATATACTCGAGCGGGAGGTGTTTACATGAACTACGAAGAACTACAGATTCAGGCCTGCAAGGACGGTATAGAAATTGTCGAATATCCTTTTAATAGTAGCAATATCAAAGGTTTATATTGTGATGGTACTGTTGCGCTAAATGAAGATATGACTCATGTAGAAAAATCTTGTGTCCTGGCTGAGGAAATTGGTCATCACTGTACCAGCTCCGGTGACATTCTGGATCAGACCGACATCATGAATCGTAAACAGGAATATCGAGCACGATTCTACGGATACAATCTAAAAATTGGATTAACCGGTCTGATCAGAGCCTATGAAGCTGGTTGTAGAAACATTTTTGAAATGGCTGAATATCTGGATGCCACAGAAGAATATCTGAAAGAAGCTCTCTTATGTTATAAATCAAAATATGGCATATGTACTGCTGTTGACAATTACATAATTTACTTTGAACCATTCGCAGTGATGAAAATGATCGCTGTTGAATGAATATAAATTTTACACAATGTGAAGGAGGAAGTTTAAATGAAAAAGAAACTTTTATGCGCTATTTTAGCAGGTACAATGATTTTATCTGTACCAGTTTATGCAAAGGATTTATCTGTAACTGTCCCATCTTATGTTACCGATGCCGGTCTTTCAGATTTTCCTGATTCTCAAGAGTCCTCAACAGCAGATGACGGAAGTATGGTATATACTCTGAATAAAGATCAGCAAAAAAAATGGAAAGAATATTTGAAATCTTCCCTTGATGCTGCGATAAAAGATGTTCTCAGTGATAAAGAAACTTATCCAAATATTGAAGACATGACATATAATGATGATATGACAAAATTCAATATTAATATTTCTTCTGCTGATAATATGACAATGTCTGAAGCTTTTGTTGGATATCTTCCATTGTTTTTTGCTCCCTTGTATCAAGAAGTCAATGGAATAGATGAAGACAAAGTTGATTACAAAATAATCTCAACAGATTCTTCCACTGGAGATAAATACGAATCTGATTACAAACAAAATAAAGCAGACTGGGATTCTTCTTTCTTTTCCAACAGCTCAACTGTTTCTAGTGATACACAAAATTCTTCTGGTGAAAACGTTGACGCAATTGCTTTTGAATCAGATTCTTCATCTCTTAAATATACTGGTTTTGAAACAATGCCATATGACTCTTCATCTACAGATACTCTCGGTGTAGTAAAGTTTAATTTTTCCAATAAAAACGATTCTCCAGTCGATGCAGCATCTCAGTATAGTATAAAAGCTTACCAGAATGGAATAGAGTTGGAATGGTACGATGGAACCGGAAACGCAGCCTGCGATAATACCTATAAAACAATCCTAAAAGATGCATCTTTAGAAGTCGGTTTTGCTTTTATGCTGCAAGATACTCAATCACCTATTACTGTCTATGCATATGATGGTTATATGGGTGATGCTCCTTGCCAGATACAAGAAATAAAGATTCAATAAAATAAAAAAACCGGCCCCTGCGCCAACAGAGACCGGCTAATATCTCCGAAGAGATACCTTTGAGCAAAAATATTGTATCATCTTCGGAGCAGGCGCACAACCAGAACATTTGTGTGGCTGTTATTTTTGTACCCAATTTTACATATTTTATAAAACCGAGGTGATATCATGAGTGATCGCATTGGAGCTTTATATATACGAGTCTCCACAGATGATCAGGCAGAGCTTTCTCCTGATGCTCAGAAGCGTCTGCTGCTGGACTATGCTAAAAAGAACGCTATCATTATCTCTAATGATTTTATCTTTTCCGAGAGTGTATCCGGCCGGCATGTACAAAAGCGTCCTGAGTTTCAGCGTATGATCGGCATTGCCAAACAGCCGTCACATCCGATTGATGTGATACTGGTCTGGAAATACTCCAGATTTGCCCGTAATCAGGAGGAATCTATCGTATACAAGAGTATGCTCAAGAAAGACCACGTGGAGGTAATAAGCGTATCTGAGCCTCTTATAGATGGTCCTTTTGGTTCTCTGATCGAGCGTATTATTGAATGGATGGATGAATACTACTCTATCCGGCTCTCTGGAGAAGTTCTGAGGGGCATGAAAGAAAAAGCTCTCCGGAATGGATACCAATCCTCGCCCTGTCTCGGCTATGAAGCTGTGGGACACGGAAAGCCCTATCAGATCAATGAAGCTGAGTATGCTATGGTATCTTATATCATGGATCTGTATGATAACCAAAACATGGATGAAACTGCCATTGCAAGGAAATGTAATGATCTGGGATATAAGACCAAACGGGGTAATCCATTTGAGCGGCGAACCATTGATCGGATCCTGCAGAATCCTTTCTACTGTGGAATCGTGTCCTGGAATGGAGTAGAGTTCGAGGGCGCGCATGAAGTCCGGATTTCAAAAGAACGTTTTGACCGGAGGCAAAGATTGATTACTTCCCGCAAACGTCCCATGAAAGCCCGGAATATATCTACGTGCAAGCACTGGTTATCTGGATTGCTGAAATGCTCTGTCTGTGGTGCTACCCTCTCCTACACCGGCAACGGCAAGTGTCCATACTTCCAATGCTGGAAATATGCAAAGGGATTTCACAAAACTTCTGTCGCGCTGTCTGTAAAAAAAGCAGAAGAAGCTGTGATCGAATATTTTGATCAAGTTCTTGCCGGTGCGGACTTTACATATGTACGCAAAGAACAGCCTGCTGCAGATGAGACTGCTGCCATTGAACAGCTCCAGAAGGAACTATCCAAACTCTCTGCCAGAGAAAGCAGGATCCGTGACGCATACGAAAGTGGAATTGATTCATTGGAAGAATATAAAGCCAATAAAGAACGGCTGATCAGTAATCGACTACAGCTTGAAACTGAATTGGAAAAGCTCCGAAAAGAGCAGGCAGAAAAAGAAGTAAACAAGGAAGATGTGCTTCATGAGATTAAATCTGTGAATGACATACTCAAAAATCCAGATGTGAGTTATGAAGAAAAAGGAACCCTGATACGTACAATTGTTGACCAGATTGTATATGACAAAGAATCCGGTAAGATGTACTTTGACATTATCGTATCATGA